GCTTCGCCTGTTCCTTGCTGTACATTAGCCTGCATTCCTTGTAACATTTTTGCGTAGAGTTGTGCTTGGTTTGCATCGTTGACTAGGCTGTCAGGGTCTATATCCTGTGAGATAGCCAGTTCGCGCATCAGGTTTGGTATCTTGATGAACGGAGCCAGCATAGGGTTAGCAACGGTTTGCAACAGGGACGTTAGCCTCTGAGTGCGAACCTCTTTCTGCATCACGGCTGCAACGCCGCGTGGTTTAATCTCTAGGTCGCCTTGAATGTCTTCAGCATCCTTGTTGAACTGCATGTTCCACTGGAAGTAGGCTTCACCCAAAGGCTTCAAGAGCATGTCGTCAATGTTCTTGATGACAGTCTTCATGGACAGGCCAGCAGACCCCATCAACATAGAAAGACCAGCGGCGGTTCGTCCAGTTCCGGTTACACCTGTCTGACCGTGCATAATTGACGGGATACCTGTTTCTTCATCAGCAAGCTGACGAGCAATCTGGTACATCTGCAGGTTTTCTCCCGCTGTGTTCGGAAACTTTAAGCCGTTGATAGCGGTTCCGGTAACACCGGACTGCCTACGAAATATCTTTCCGGGGAAGATGTCCATGTTCTGTCCCGGTACGAGACTAGCTTCATCTACGTCAAAGACGAGGTTACCTGCAAGAGCGAGATTGTCGATAGCCATACGAACGTGACCGTTCATCAGCTTTTGAGCATCTTCCATGTTTTCCGCTACTCCAACACCCCAAAGCTGGTAGGGGTTGACTTCGTAAGGGAACACTTGGAATGGTATACGAGCAGGTGTGAAGGGATTTAGGACACAGCGAATAACCATGTTTCCACAAACCCAAACGTTAACCTGAAGCTCGTCGAACTCCGACATATCATTTGCTTCGGGAAGACCGGCTTCGTCTGCCATCTTGGAATCCAGAACACCCCAATACTCTAGGACCTCGTATCGGTTGCCTTGATAGAAGGGTTCTGTTTCGTCTTCACGGATGGTATCTTCGTAGTATTTGTCCTCGTAGTTCGGACCCTTGGCAAGGCACTCTTCAATAGCCTCTGAAATAAAGTATGGACGCTTTATCAACGCACGAAGCTGTTGACGGTTCATACGGTGACGTTGAATAACATATTCACAGTCTTCAATGTTCGTGGCAGATGGGTCGGGGTGAAAGTCCCACGCTGAAACCATCTCAATTCGTGGAACAATTTTCTCTTCAGGATTGTAGAAACGTTCGCCGTCTTCACTACGTTCCCACTTGTGGATACGCTTATAGAAATTGAACGGCCCCTTTACAACACCTGTTCCCAAAAGAGCAGATTCAAACACCGCGTTACGCATAACGTTAACTGCATTTGTATCGGTTAGCTGGTCATGGATAACTTTTTCCATACGAAGAGCAGCTTCTTGGGCAGGGCTAATCTGGGGTTCGCCAATTCGTGCCGGTCCCTCTGCCAAGGGAACGCCTTCGTACTTTTGCTTGAGGCCACCAAGAAAATCTCCACCGGGCTGTGCTTGCAAGGCACCGGGGGGGAGTTCACGACCATCACCCTCGAACCCGTAGGGGTCTTCAGGCTGCATCTGGTCGAGGGGTGTTTCCATGTGTGCAAACTCCGCAATACCTTCTGGTACGGGAGTAGCCTCTACGACAAGGGGAAACTTCTTGTTTGCGAACAGGATGTCTATGATTTGACCGAACGCAGCAAGAACCTTTGTCTTGGTAATCCGAACAAAGACTTTGGACCGTTCCGAATCGCGATACTGAGTTGTAGAGTCGTAGATACCCCTAAAGTTTTTGTATGACTGTAGCCAGCGTTGCTCGTGAGCAAAACGACCAGTTTCAGCATCCCTAAACTTTGAAGTTACGTACCCCGCAAGACCCGGCATCTGCTCATCAGGAGCATGTACGGGAACAACCGCATCGTCATCCGGTTGGAGAAAATTATCTTCAGACATGTAGAGTCCTAGCTAAAGTAGTTTCTGTCTTCCGCCATTGTATTAAATGAAGCTTCTACAGTAGGCTTAGTTTGTTTTTTAGGCATATCTTCGTAGATAGGGCCTGTCTTGACGCGAGTGTTAAACTCAAGACCTTCACGATATAGTTTTGATGCACCCTCATCTGTATCGACGCTGACTTTATCAGAGTTCATTACGTAGGCTGCGCCATAGTTATAGTTATTGTCTGGCATTTCTGCCTCCTAGTTAGCGGGAAAGGAAGCCTTGGTCTTGAGCAGGGGCGGCTTCTGGAACCCTGCTTGGTTCTGGAATCATGCCAGAATCCTGTGTGGCTACTCGTGCCATCATGTCGTCGTCTGTTTCCTCTACCTCTGGGGCGGGAATAAAGTCTTGTCCGGCGTAAGGTCCGGCGGGGTCTTGAGGCGGTCGGTCTTCAGGACGGAGTTCGCCGGAAGCCAATTCGCTAGGAGCAAGCATCATAGGAACAGCGGCTGCAGGGGCTGCTGCAAGACCTAAAGCACGTGCGCCAGCTTCTAAACCAACCTCTGCAGCAACAGCGGCTGGTTCTGTTACGATTTGACGGGCTGTTTCCACACCCAAGGCTCCTACAAGAACCTTCGTTGTTTTCTTACCAAAGTTCTTAACCAAGCTGTCAAAGTCGATGCCGTTCCGTTCGAGGAATCCCTTGGTATCGGGAGACAAGTCATCGAAGTTCTTGGGAGTAGGAGATTCGACGGTAGGTTTAGTAGCTTGAGGAGCCGATTGTGCCGCTCTACTTCGTATCTCACCTAGCTGCTGCCTGTATTTTTCTGTGCCAATCTCTAGTTTAACAGCCCGTCTTGATGCTTGTGCAGATAACTCTTCCCTCTCTCCCGGGGACAATTGCTCACCGCTTCTTGTTGTTGCTTTAGATTCAGTTAGGGTAGCACTTTCTCCCAACTCTATAGTTTCGGGAATATCAAACAAGACTTCCTGAGAAAATCCTGCACCCCTCTGTACAAACAGAGAGTTTATATTATTGACGTTGGGGGTATTACGAGCATCACTTCTAATTAGAACGTTGGTTAATTCACCGACTCGTTTATCAGGAACAGCCCCTGTATAGCTCTCATCTAAAATATCACCTGAAGCATTTACCCCTGCCCCTGCGTGTCCCATCCAAGACTTTACCGCATCTCTAGGCATTTCAAATTCTTGAACCAGTTGTCTCGCAAGTATTTTACGAACAACGGAGTGTGACCCACCCTTACCTGCCGGAAGCTGTTTTCTAAATTCTTTTTCTAACTGAGGGCGTACCCTATCATTCCAAAGCTTATCTGTGGCTCTAACTGTAGTCTGAAACAGATTGACTTTGGAAGGGTCTGCATCCGGTGGGAGAGTAGCTTTTGTTGATTCTACTTTATTTCTTAAAAACTCTGCGAACTCCCCGGTATATATGACAGCAGGGCGAGTTTTGTTGCCAGAAACTTTTTCTGCAACCTCAACTACTGTGTTGTTGTTTTTATCCGTATAAAAATTAAAATCTGAAATCTTTAGGCCATCTGCACCAATATTACTTTCTAATCTCTGACCCGTGTATTTCTCATAAATTAAATAATCAGCGGCTTGTTGGTCAATAACTTTTACTCTATCTCGACCCCTCTTTGTATCTACCTCTGACGATTCTGGTTCTGACAAAGCTTGATGAAATATTCTATCGAAGGATTTGGACGGAACAAGACCCCGCATAGGGTCTTTGCCTCTTAGCTGTGTTCCTTTAAGTCCTATAGATGAAGCTAATCCTTTAGCTTTTGAACTATCACTTATACGGTCATACGATTTGTTACGCTTACTAAATCGTACAAGACCTTCTAGTTGAGTTTCAAACGCACCAAATTCTTTGTATCTGTGTACCCCAGTCGTGTTAGTGGTGTAATCCAATGCTTCCATAAACTCTTTAGTTTCATAAACATCGAAATATCTAGCGTTTAAATCTATTCCCTCATCAGGAAGTTTATTTAGTAAAGAACTGATATCCCCTTTATTACTACTTGAAAGCTTTGGTTTAGCCAGCACAGCCTCAAACGCTTCACGAACCGTGATGCTGCCGTCTCGTATCTTAGCGTTGTAATCTATCTCTGCCACGGGTTTCTTTGATTCACCTATAAATTTAAGGGGACTAAGAGGGTCTTTATCTGTTAGACGATTAATATAAATGTCTTCGTCGTCTATGTTAATCCACTTAGCAAGTTTTGGGTCTTGTCTAGATGTAGTTTTATACATATAGCCTGATGTAGCTTCTTGACTATATAGACGTAAGATTTCTTCTTTCGGAACGTCTCTACTAGAAGGTCTTAACTCATCGCCGTGATAAATGTCATAGACATCGCCACGCTTTCTTATTTCTCGAATACCACCCTTTGTTTGCTTGCCACCAGACCCTTTTTCATTTTTCATAAACCCAATAACAATAGAGGGTTTATCTAAGTCGGATTCTGTTATGGGCTTACTGGCAAGACTATTTTCTTTTACAAACTTTATATCGTCGTCTGCCATAATCAATATCCAAACGTAGCATCATAGGGCTGAAAGGCTTGGTCTTTGATGCCCTGCAGTTGTTTGTGTATCGAAGTGTACCCGCTGGTTCGCGTCATAACCATATATCGCAACGCATCGTAGGCATGGTCCTCTGCTCTCGTGTCTACATCTTCACTGTTAGTTTTGGAGAGTGGAATGCCCGATAGCTGTGCAATGATATGCTTACAAGTGGAAAAGATTCGCATACGGGGTTCTTTAGAGTGGGGGTCGTCAGCAAGCCGCCTGTGTAGTTCCATTTTTCCTTGTAGACGATTGCGGTCGGATGGAGTCCACCTAACCCCGGCCCTCATCATAGTCTCTGCGATAGAAGGGCCGAATCCGGTCTTGTTCCAGCATGAAGAGTCTAGGACCGTATAATGAGGTAACGGGTCCAACTCCTCACATTCTAATATTTTATCAGCTAATTGCTCTGCTGTCAAGTGTTTTACGTAAAGTTCGCGATAAATCCAAATATTGTTATCCCAATCAATAGCACCCCACAGGACACACGACGGCGACGAGTAGCCATAGTCGGCGGCACGTATGCGGGGCCAGTTCGTGGGAAGCTCAAAATGTTCGACCACATGTCGTACCCTCGAAAACTCTGGGAAGGCCGCTCCCTCTGCCACATCCCAGTCCCCTTCTAGGAGTCGTCTACGCTCGACATCCGGGAGTGACCGAAGCATGGCCTCATACTGACCATCTGCCATCAGGAAGGGGTTGTCAGTCAACCTCGCTGGGATAAACTTGCGGTAGAATAGGGGTTGACCTGCTTTTGGATGGTTGTCAGGCCACACAAAGGTTCGACCTGTTTCTAAGTCTTTAGCCCCGAACGCCTTGTTCTGTTCGTGGGCATCAATGTACATCTTCTTGACCCACCAGCCGCCAACACCACCGGGGTTCGCTGTGCAGCGCATGGTTAGGTTCTTCTGTAGTTCAGGGTCCGTCGAACGAAGACGAGAACGAAGATAGTCCCAGACGTAGCTGCTGGGGTACTGTGTTATTTCATCTATGCCAATCCAGTTAAACGCCTGTCCCTGAAAACGGGTGACATCCTTATCTCTGTCGAGATAGGTAAACCACATGGTTGCACCGGATGGAAAGACCCACGTTGACTTGGACTCTCTAAAGTGTGCGCCGGGAAATGCCTTGGGGTATAGCTGCTTCGACTTGTCGATGAGTTCCGTTAGTTCGTCGAGCGTTCGCCGGAGAAGAAGGCCACGATGGTTGGGATTATGGCAATAGCGTAGGGGGTCAGCAAGTAGAGCAAATGACTTGCCACCGCCAGCGGCCCCGCCATAAAGTACATCCTGTTCGGAAGCCGAAAGAAAGTCCTCTTGAGGTCCTTCATTAGGTTTGAAAATGACAGGGGTATCATCTATTAGGTCCGTTACGGCTTGGGGTAATACGTCGAGGTCTGC